CAACCCGATTGTAGATACCGTAGCACCAAGTCCGACTCTATTTGACGCTGCTTCTGAAAAGAATGAAACTGAATGATCAATCAATTTCATATTTGGTTGTGCATCTGCACCAGTTCCATTACCACCAGTAATTGTTATCCTTGGTGTGTCTGCATAATCAAATCCTGGATCAAGAACTCTAATTGAATCCAGAGATCCAAGAATTGATACATTTCCTGTGGCTCCTGTTCCTACTGAATCTTCAATGAAAACTAAAGGGGGATCTATAATATCATAATCTTGACCGGAAGCAACTACTTCTACTTCTTCAATTTTTCCATAGTATACAACATCACTACTTTTATAATTTAATATCTCTACTCCATTAATAAGAACTCCAGTAAATCCTCCAGGAGTTGTAGGAGTTAATTTACCAGTATGCTGAGCACGTTTTGGAATTTCTCTAACAATTTTTTGAGATGTTAAAGTCTGATCCTTAAATTCAAAAGGTGTTACTTTATTATTAATTACTTTTACTGCACTTTCTACTTCTATAAATCTTTCATTAAAAATATCACTCCTACTTTTTGCAAATTTTACAGTGGTGTCAGAAACTCTTTTTATATAATAAAGACCATCCGGAAAGTTTGCTCCAAGTGAAGTTCCTCTTACAGATCTCGTTTTAATAACATTGTCTTCATCAACATACTTTTCGGTGGTTATTTCACCAGTATAATAAACAGCATCTCCTGTATAGAAGTTATGTTGCCCCAATCTTGAGATTTCAACATCTGTTCCTGCAGGGACTGTTTCTGAAAAAGTTACAGATCTATCATCTGTATTCAATGCCGCAGTAAAATATGAAGGAATTGACGAAGATGCAATAAGGAAATTATCATCACTATCAAATACAGCCTGCACATTTGCCTGGTTTAATCCAGCAGATGCAAACTTGGAGGCATTTCCTTTTAAAATATTTCTCTTTAATGTATATGTTCTGTTTGAATCTAAATTACCCTGTCCTTTAACTGAAATAGATGAGGGAGAGGTAACTTGATAAATTACGGATGACTTCTCATTTCCAAGATCATCCGTTAATATAACGCTATCATTGATTCGGAAATAATGATCCTTAAACAGGAAAAGTTCGTAACTACTATCAGAGGAGTCAATTAACTGAACAAGTACAACTCTATGAGTCGATGCATAGTTATAGAACCAATTCTTAAAAATTGGTTCGGTTTTATCTTTACCTAAGGTTCTAATCTTAGCAGAGTCTCCATCTCTATATTCTTTAGTATTTTCTGGAAGTTCTAATTTACTAAGAACAGAATTGATTCTTACGGTTATTATTTCATCTTGATTACGGAATGATCTTCCATATGCATAAGTATTAATTCCAACGTCTTCGCCATCGGGTATGGTTCCGGTTATATTTGAACAACCAAAAAATTCTGTTAGAGTTTTAGATGAATATGATACAATACCAGTTGTAGTATCACTATAAGTAACTGATAACTCTCCAGTTGTACCAAAACCGACCGTGGAATCTACATTAAGAATAGATGCTCCAGATCCAACTTGACCAATTAATTTTGTTTTGGGATGAATTGAAAATGCGCCATAAATTGCACCATCAACACTAACATCTCTATTGTATCCTGCATCAAGACTTAATTTGTAAAAACTCTTTCCGGTTCCTACTTGCAGTTTTTCTGTCCGTGTAATTGGAGCAAATGCTTTGGTGATATTAGTTTTAAATGCGTAAGGATCTTGAAACAAAGTTGCTTGCTCAAGATCTAAAGGATCACCAGAAACTGGTTCAACAACTAGATCATTTGTAACTCTATAATCAGAATTTGATGGGGTAAATAAGAAATCTCTTGGTCTTACGACGGATACATCTTCATTATATAATGCCCTAAACAAAATCTCAAAAGATCTATCTGTTCCTCTGCTCAGATAAAAATCTTTGGATTGCTTTACGAATAAATTCTGATTAAGATCTTCAGATAAAGGTCTTTCGTCCAGTAAAGGTAAAAATTGTTTTTTGGTTTTTGTTAAAAATTCTTTTAAAAATAAGCAACTAAGGTTTGTAATAGTTGCGCCTTTTTTATGTTCTTGAGTTGAAGTTGATGTAAATTCTAAATTATCTGTATTACCTTGTTCTCTATAAGAAGTAATTCCAACAAATCCTCTTACACACCCAGTAAAAGTAGAATCTGTCTTATCAGTATATGTTATAATCTCATCATTGATTTGAATTAAACCGTAAGTATCTGGAAATCCTTTAGTTCCTGTTGGAGTATTTGCCAGATCAACTTTTACAACTGTATCATTAAAAGATATATCTTCCAACAATACTGCAGAATAAGTTAAATTAGTTGTATTATCAAGTTTAATATAACTGTCAATATTCTGAATCAAATCAATGGGAGCACCTTGAAACTCCTGTGCTTGATAATATTGTTTTAAAAATTCAGAAATAAGAGGAAACTCCTCTCTCACATAAGAGGGGAGTTGATTCTGTACGATGTTGTTAAACTGAACTCTCTTTTCTGACATTTTATGATTCTATTAGTAACCGTATGAACCGCCGCCGCCACCGCCGCCGGAGCTGCCGCCAGTTGATGGAGTGGATGAAGGAGTAGATGAAGATGTGGATGGTGCTGAATACGTGCCTTGAGAGACTGTACCCGTTGTTGTTCCTGTGTTGACTGTGGATCCTGCAGCAGTAGATCTAGTAGTTGCTACTGGTACGCTACCTCTACCACCTGGGCGAACTAACATACCATCTGCATAACTGGATGTAACAATATAGTTAGACGCTGACGGATCGAGTCCTGATGCAATTTCATCAACTATAGTTTCAAAATTGCTGCTACCAACTTCAAGTTGTAAATAAAGGTCTTGTAGTCCTACTACGTCATTTGATGTTGGAGATCCGGATATTTCGATAATCGTTTGACCATCTTTAATTTTTCCTCCCAAAATGTTTATGGGGTTCAAAGTTAAAATACCCTGTTTATAATTAATAGTTCCAATATTTCTTCTTAAAATAGATGCACTTGTAGAATTTACAGATGGAACTGAGAATAAGAATAATTCACCAGTTTCTCTATTGGTATCAGGTAAATCTGAAATATAAACGTCAGAGTTAATACCATCTATTCTAAAAGCAGAAGTTTTAATATTATATCCATTCATACTTTTAATGTAGAACGCATTACCAAAACCAATTTGATACTCAACTAAAGCATTTAGAGTTACTCTCAAATCACGTCTCATTTGAATCGTCGTAATATTTGACGTTATAGAGTCATGACTATCATCAATTATTTTTAAGAATTTACTATACTTGAATCTCGCTCCATACTTATTTAACTCAGTTGATTCAGAGTACTTTTGAACATTATTTTGAACAACCGTAGATACAAGTTCCGAAGATGGTGTTAAGTTTGTATTGTAATATACCTTTGAGTCACTTTCAATGTAAAGATACTTAAGATCAAGTATTTCCGGAACAATTCCAGCAACAGCAAACTTTTTAAGTTTAAGTTTAATATTCTCTTTAATAAGATTTGGCAAATAGTCACCAAATCTTGGTTTAATACTAATGAAAACCTTTCCATATTGTGGAGGAATCAACTCTTCTCCACCAAAAACTGAAATTGATTCGGTTTCTGGATAAATTTTTGATGGAATTAGAGTTTCATAGTCATTTGATGTCAGTGCTCTGTTTTGAGTTGCATAAATTCGTGTTGCATACTTCTTAACAGACTCAACAGTTTCAATGTTCTCACCACCTGCAGCAATAAGACCTGTTGACAATAGTGAGATGCCAGATGTTACGTTATATTCAACACCATTTCTTGTATAGGTGACTCTACCTCCAAAATTGAATTGACTGATGCCGTTTGCAGAATCACCATTAGTAACAATATAATTTGCTGTGACATAATTTCCTTCTTCTAGTGCTTTTCCGAAAATATTGTCTCCAAAAATTAATTCATATCTTTCATCTTCAATTTCTTGTAGATAATAAACTCTTGATTCACCATTAATATCAAAGAGACTATCTTGTAAACTATATTTGGCCGCGGCAGTTGAAAACTGATTAGTTTTAACAGAAACTCTAATCAAATCGCTGTCAATACCTGCATTAGGTAAAATAAATTTTTGATTTGGATTTGTAGCAGAATATGTAAAGTTTGACTCTAAAAGAACACCTTCATAAACTACTAATTCATCAAAAGATGCTATATTATCAAAAACTGGAACTGTTACATCCTCTAAAATTGAAAAAACAAATGATTGTGAAGCAAAAGATCCACTTGTAGTTGCAATAACACCTTTTTTTAAGGTGAGTGTTGCTGGAGATGGAGTAATATCTAACGTATCAACGAAAAAACTAACCGATGCTGTTGCTGCCTTTCTTGATCTTGGAACATATCCAATATTTCTTGCTAAAGCAACGACATTTTCTCTTAAAGTCGCGCTATCAATGAATACCTCATTCGCAACCATGTTTGCGTTATACGAGGTAATATAAGTGTTGTATGCCAGAACATCAATAATAGTCGAGAGATTAGAACCCTCAAAATCATAATCCGTAAAGTTGGAATTTGATCTTAGATATTCTTTGAGTGATGTTTTAACCTGGTCAAAATCCAGATTAGAAAAATTAACTAGTGGCATTTTTTACCTTGTTGGCTGCAAGACGAATTCCAATTGTTGTGCAGGCACATCTGCACCAATAATGTCATATATGATAGTTACGTCAAATTGATTGTTTTCAAAGTTAGGAAAAGTTTGAACTGTTCTCAATCTGACTCTTGGTTCATTATTTTCAATGGATCTTTCAATCTCATCTCTAATATCTGCCGCAGTTAAGTCATCAATATTGTCAAAAAGCGATTTCGAGACCCTTGATCCAAATCTTTCATTAAAAAACTTCTCTCCAGGTTGGGTAAAGACAATATTTCTAATGGAACGTGCTATTGCGTTCTCATTTTTGATGGCAATTAAGTCATTGGTCAAGGGATTAATCTTGAATGTCATACTGACATCCTTAAAACCTTGACTAACCCTCTCTAATGGCACAATAATACGGCAATTATGTATTATTTATCAACCAAAAAGAGGTTCTGGGTCGCCCTCTGGATCAAAAAGTTCACTTTCTTTAATTTTGTCCGTCTTTTTTGGCGTGATCTTGTCGTTAGCAATCTCACGAAGCATTTTTTGATGCTGATCGTTTGCCAAATTGTCTAAAAAGTCGTTATTCGGAGTCATTTTCCTCTTCTTTTGCTAGATTTTCGCGTTCTTTTGCGGTTTTCCAGAAATATTCATCTTCACGACCCATACCGAGTCGCTCAAAACCGTTTTCAACACTATAATATTGAGTTGATACCTTAAAATCAGGCATCTTGGGGTCAACAGGAGTCAAACTATTGTCAAAAATACGCATTCTGTTGTTAGGATACAGTGCATACTGACCATTTTCAAGTTCAATTAAGTTATGAGACTTGTGTTCAGCTGGATTTTCACTTGTAGCATAGTCAATTACATCACAATCCTGATGATAGTTATCTATCGTGCAAATATACTCACCTTTTACAATGCCATGATCCCTTGTATAGCACTCAAAGTCCATTGAACCAATGAATTGCTTATGAATCGACATTACCCCATAGTCCATACAATTCCAGAATTGTAGGTTAGGTAGGTTCATATCAGGTGTAGGCGTCTCAGGGGCGCTTACAAAGGCACTGATGGGCAATTTGTCGTACATTGCCGCATACTCTGGTAAGTAGGTTTCAAAATAAAAGGCACGTCCAGGAATCGATTTACACGATACCCAAACTCCTTTCACAAATTCGCCGTGTCCAGATTGATGATCTGTAAGATACTCCTTACGTACCCATACCTCAACCGAGGGGAGGTTGCAAATTAGTGCGCTCATGTCCAAGTTTGTTCTATCTTAGAATATCTATACAACAATTCTTCATCTTTTTTAATGTCCTTAATTGCAATATAGAATTCATCATCATCAATTCCTACATTAGGATCATCTGAATGATTAACATAATATGCCTGATAGATTCTATCAAGGTCACAATCAATCCAGAATCCATCCTTATCGCACCATGTCATTGATGCAATATGTTCTTGCATCCATTTTGGTATATCATTCCAGGTAATCTTTTGTGCATCTTGTCGTGCTTTCCATATCATAGTGCCTTTTGGAATATCACATAAAGAAAAAACACCCACCCCACCACAGACTTTACTGGGTGCGAGGTAGGTGTATAAAGTCATATCATACATCTTGTTCGTTTTATAATATCCTAGAGCTTCCCGTACAAACCATACAAAGGTATGTAGGAAAATCTAGGTTTTCATTTATTGCCTTGACCACGATACCTTTTACGTTTCCCATTACGAGAAGTCGCGGATAATTTAGTATGCTTACCCATACCTTGACGAGATTTCTTCGGGCGAGATTCAACAAACTCTCCACCACCTAATGCTTTACG